TAATAAAGTTTGAACGCCCCACTGTTTAGCTTTACTTTTCAGCAAATTTTAGTATACATTTTCTGGCAGCTCAAGGCTTTTGAAATAAATCAGGTTTCCGGATTGGATTCCGATGGCGGTTCAACCATATTATCTTGTAAGAATGTAATCATTGTTCCCTCATACTTTAAGCGACCTAAGTGCGTTAACTTAAAGGAAGGATCAGCCCAAACTTTACCACCGATTTCTTGCCAGTATCTACAAAAGCCATAGTCTTCAGATAGGAATCTATGCTTCTCTGGGTCTACATATGAATTAAAGAAGGCATAAGTCCATTTCTTTTCTTCATCATCTAATGAGCCTGTATCATCGTTATATCTAAGCTCAGGGTAAGATTCAATCATCTTCTCAAATACTGACCTTTTAATTAACATAAAGCCTGTCCCGGCATCATAGATTTCAATTGCACCCTTTTCAACAGCAACATTCATATTGCTCTTATCTTTTACCGCATTAACAACAAATCTTAAACTTCTTCCAAGAAGTTCTTCTGATGGAACTCCTTTGTTTACATTCTCCACTACTTTATCCCACAAGATATCTTTAATAGGATAAGAACCAGTAACTATTTCCTGATCATGCCACAAAAGCTTTAGGATATCTTCTGGTTGAAATCCAAGATCAACATCAATAAACATAAGATGAGTGAATTCCGGATGAGCTAAAAATTTAGCTACCATATTATTTCTAGCTCTATTGATAAGGGAGTCTGAGATTGTTGCAATTGAAAATTTCAAACCAATATCTTTAAACATCATAGCTGTTCTCATCATTGACATAAATGTTGGTTCAGTAATCATTTGATCATAACAAGGCATAGCGATTAGCGGGTGCCATGATTCAATCATTTCATGGGTAATTTCAATTTCTTCTTCTTTAAAAATAGTCATAGAGGTAATTATACACAAAAAAACCGCCCCGGAGGGCGGAAAAACAATTTGTTTTATTATTAGTTTTGTATTAAGCGTTTGACTTTACAGTGGTCTTTGCATTGGTCTTAACAGACTTTACTTCTTTAGCAGCAACAGAAGTTTCTGACTTCTTTGTACCGGCAGGGATAACTTTAAAGTAAAGAGCTGACTCTGTACGGCTAAAGTGAATCATTACCTTGTAATCAAGCTTTTTTGCTTGAGCACGAATACGCTGTTGCATTGTGTTAAACTTCTTGCCCTCTTCAATGTTAAGAATAGAGAAGTTTTCACCGTTCTTATTTGAAGAATGAAGTGCTTCAATAATCATTTGAAGTTCAGCTGATGTTCTTCCTGTACGAGTAATCTCTGGAAAGGTATCTACTTTTTTGATGTTGAATGTTGACATTTTTATCTCCTATTAGGTTGATTTGATTGTTCTGATTAAATGGCTTTCGCCCTTGGAATAGAAATAATATCTGTCCAAACCTCAGCTTGCAACATGGAACCATCTTTTTTTTGAAATTTATTTATTAGTTGATCTAATACTAAAAATCATGGGTAAGAGACTTGTTTCCGTTACTTGTTACGAGGCTTTTGATCGTCTTCATTAAAAGACTGCATCTTTGAGATTGTAATTTTAAGAGCAACATTTTCAAGAGTTAATCTTGAAATAATACCGCTCACTTCATTTAATAACTCTTCATAACTCGGAGCAAAATTAGGTGTATCTTCATTTGTCATAGGGTTTCTAACCATCCTTCTATATCATCTGCACCAATGGACTTCTTTTGATCCATTAATGACAGTTCTTTTGTAGAACCATTATACAGGTGAGTTGTGCCAAATTCAGGCATATCATCATCGTATTCATATTCTCTATCTGTACCGATAATTTCAATGTCAACTTCTGTATCCATAACCATGTTCTGAATACAGTTAAAAACAGAGCCGGCAAGAGCATCAGCTAAATCTTTAGACCCGGAGTTTGGATGGTCAATCTTATTGTTATTGAATAGTCTTAACTTCAAAAGCTCTTCTTCAACAAGTAACTCAATCCAATAACCTCTTAGTCTGGTATCGTAAATAGTTGTCATTAAGGTATCGTAATCGGTTTTCTTAACGCTGTGAAAGTTTGCATTAATACCTTGAGCTTTTAAGCTTTGAATCATTTCAACAGATTGCCAACGGTCAAATGTAACTAATCCAACATCATACTTTCTACATAGATCAACAATCATTTGTCTTACTGATGAAAAGTTAATCTCTTCTCCGGGTTTAGCTTGCCATGAATGTATTAAGTCAACATTCACAACAGGAAGTGTCTCAACACCCATTGATGTTTTAACTTCTTTAAACCCGGCACAATGAACCATAGATAAAGCTGATCTATCTCGTTTGAGTCCAAGGTCAATATGAATAAACCTTACATGACCATCTTTATTATTAAACCAATCTTTAAATTCACCATCTTCGTTTATGGGATCTTCACTATACATAAAAGCTTTTCTAACCAAATCTGCATCTCTAAAATATGCATCTTCCATTGTTGGTGGTTCACATTCAAATCTAGCTCTGGCTTCAATTGGGTTTCTAATATATTCAGACTCTAATTGTTCTCTAAAGATAGTTGGGTTTACCTCCCAAGTTGCAGCTTTAATTGACCAAGTTTTAGGTTCATTCTTTTCTCTAGAACTAAAGTATCGCTGCTGAATAAAGTCTCCTTTATACCGGGGGAATGATAGAAGAATAACTTTGCCTACTTCTGGGAAACGGGACATGACAGATAATTTACTCATGTTATAAATAGCAGAAGCTGAACCTTTTGATCTATGATCACCTTTAGTTTCGGCATCAGTTTTGAAAGCTGAAATTTCATCCAAAATAATTGACATTACTTCATAGCCCTCCCATCCTTCACTTTCTGAGTGACCAGAGAAACACCTTACTGGTCTACTAAAGAAAAAGATTTCAGATACTCTTGGCTCAAAGCCTACAGAGTTAAAATAAGGTGAACCTAGTAATAAGTTCTTTAATGGTTCAAAGAACACTCTCTGAGCTTGCTGAGCGTTTACAGCAAGGTTTAACAAGTCAATATAGACACCTCTAGCTTTACCATAATAGTTCAGAGGGTCTCTAAGACAATGTAAGAGATAAACAGTGTAAGCCATTGATATTCTGGCACAGTGATCCTTTCCGGATCCTTTACCTAACATGCAAATGACTTCGTTATCTGTATACTTGGTATACCATTCAGTTCCAGCTTCTTCTCCGTACATCTTTATGAGCGTTGGAAGTTTTAAAATTTGTGTGGAATGGCGCACGATTTCTAGTTGAATAGGTGATAGACTAGGTAATCCCAGATATTTCTTATCTGTTACGAAAGTTTCAATTGAGACCGGTATTTCAACAAGCTCATCTTGTTTAAGTAACTTATCGAAATCATCATAGTTTAAGTTGATGCCGAGGAAGTCAGACACAAAAAACCTCCCGTAAAGGGCAAAAAGCCATTCTCAAATTATGATGGTATTGGTAAAGCCCCAAAAAAAGGTCTCTAATTATGAGCCGTAATGGGTCAAAAAAAGGTCTCTTTATCTGAGTGTTTTTATTGTTCATGAGATTCAACATCAATGACTTCATCTTCTTTCGGTTCATCCATTATTTCAAATGCAATAGCAAGCTCCTTACGAACCTCTTCGGCTACTTCGGGGAATTTTGCAATAACATCCCGGAGGACTCTGGAGAGAATCTGATTAACATTCTCAGCCTTCTGCATTCTACCGATGTATTCAGCGTCAGAGTTATTACCACCCATTAACTTATGAAGCTGAGCTTTCTTCGTAGCAAGCTCTCCGGCAAGCTTGATAGCTTGGATTCTCGCTGCAACCATCCCGTGATCAGTTGCAATATTAATTGTCTCCCAAGCTTCCTTGCTTAACTCGTCAAACTCTTTAAGAGCTTTGATTGTATTGAACTGGACACGCTCTAAAAAGTAGGGGTCATCGTCAGCTTTTCTATTGAGAATCTTCTTGTATTCCTCAATGTAGCCCTTGACTTCGGCTGGTTTGATTGACATTAACGAGGCTATCTCGTGGTTTGAGTAGCCTTTGACATGCATCAACCCCGCATCTTCAACATCTTTAATCTTATCGAATAAAGTCTTTTCTCTTACTGGTTCAATATCTGACATAATCTGTCGTAATAGCCTTTCGCAACAGTATCCCAAGACCATCTATCTTGATTGATAACTGCATTGTTATATGTGAAGTTAGAAACTTCATCATAATTATTAATTACATATAACATTTTATCACATAAATCATCAAAATTTGGCTCTGCCCATTCACCACACTCACCGTAGATACCTGACATCTTGTTTGTCCCCCATTTGTAATCAAGAGGAACGGACATACTGGCATACTCTGTGCAGGCTGTAGCGTTAGTACAGATGGTCGGGATACCTTTTGCGATAGCTTGAAAAGGCAGCATCCCCCAACCCTCACCGCTTGTTGGGTAGATGAGGCAGTCTGCACGATCATAAATCGAAGCCAATTCTTTAATTGAAACATCATCTTCAATGATTTCAATATTTGGATGGTTTTTGATGGCAAGAGGCTCACCCCTCTCACCCCATAATCGTGCGTCAGGAGAGTCCACACTCTTATAAAGGAGCCTGTACCTGTCATCATTGCCAAACAGTTTTACAAACGCATCAACAGCGAGCTGACTGTTCTTTCTGGTAGAAGGGGAACCGATGCTGAGGAAGGTAAATGGTTGAGACTTGAGAATTCTCCTCACAGGAAAAAAGTATCTTGAGTCTACCCCAAGATCAAAATTATAAGTGGGGACTTTAACTCCGGAACTTACAAATACATCCTTTGCCCACGATGATGTTGTCCATATCTCATGCATCATATTCATGCGTCTTACCCAATCTTCAGGCAAGCGTGTTGTCTCCCAATATGAAAAGCCAACATTGTAACCACTACACATTGTGTAATCAATAGGAAGACGATTGTTGATTAATACATCACACCCCACATCGTCATAACACTCTGATTGATATTCTATTCCAATATTAAATTGCGCCAAGGACTTCAATTCTGATGGCATAATGCAATCACGATCTATTTCAACACCCATCAAAATTAAACGGTTATAGATTTCATCTTCTGCGACCTTGTAGCCTTCATTACGAACTTGGACAATACTCGTGCCATTCCATACAAGTTCCATTGTCATCTAAGCTTCTGGGTCAAACGCAAGAAGTTTACCGCCTTCGGCAGCAGCAACCTCTAATTCCTCAACGGAATACCCATGTTGTTTTGTAAATTCAACACGATAGTTATACCAACCAGATGTACCAACCCAAAATCTTGGGTCTGTAACTTTGGCTAGTTCGGTAAGCTCATCTGGTTCAAGCAAAAAGCTAAGAACACCTAGAGGCATATACAAAGTCATATCGTAGTTTTCATGCTTGTCTGATGCATATTCTCTAATGATGTCTTGGAACTCTTTAACAATCTTCTGGACCGGTTTGCCCGCATAGAAATCAATGTTCCCATAAGCGTTCCTCTCTCGTGGACAGAAATCATCAACAGGAGTGATGGTTCCGAAAGAACGGCATACGAAAGGTCTGAAACCGTACACTGTGCAACCGCCCTTGTAGAAGGCACAATGTTTTTCTGATTCTCCACCAGATTTCCATGTTTCGTCATACATGGCTCCCTTGAGGGAATCCACGACATCGCTCATCCACGCCTTAGCAGCGTCTTCGCCTTTGTCTTCAAGAGTCAAATAGTATTGCTGAGTAAGATTGTAGGCAATGTTGGCACATTCAAACATTGGAATAACAAGACCAATCTTACAACACTTACCTGAACCAAGACACTTTGATGGTGATTGATTTTGCTTTGCTTCAATAATGCGGATTTGATTATAAATCATATCCAATCTAGCAAAATTGACAATATCCTTAATAGTAACGCTTCTTTTCATCGCCCCATACCTTTCTTTCTAAGCTTGTTAGCTTTTTGTTGTTCTCTTCTTCTTCTTTCCACTTGCTCTTGCAAAGGAGATTTTGGTCTCCGTAATGCTGTTGAAGAAAGATTACGACCTTTACCTCTAAACTTGAGGAGGTCATATTTTTTGCACCAGTTATAAACTGCTTGCGGTGTTACTTCGATATTATAAGATTGCTTTAGTACCTTACAAATATCTGTTAAGTTCATTCGTTTCTGGACATAATGCTCGTATAACCAAGCCTTATCTTTATAAACATCAGTCATCCGGGTTAACTACTTTCCAATACCAAATAGCTATTCCAACAGCGTCAACAATGTCATCGTCACCGAGGTCAAGATCGTCATCGTTGAAATATTCCTCAATTATAACACGGACTCTACGCTTTCTTTCTTCTTTCTTTTTAAGTTCAATATTCTTTTTCTGCCCGTTTTCTTTCAGGGCATCTTTATCTTTACCTGTTAGATTTTTATATCCAACACCACTTCTCCATACGAGAGGACTGACATCCATAACTCTTTTACAAGTGAACGATGCCATGCCCCAAGTGAAGCCAATGATGTAAGAAAGCAAACGGCTTGTTTGGAAGTTCTGAATATAAACAGACTGCTCAATGACGCAAACATCTGGTTTATATAGATCACAGATACTTGTAATCCCAAACTTGATTTGACTGAACTTATCTTCAATCGTAGAGTTCTTCATGAAAGAAAGCTTGTCTGACTTAACGATAATTAACTCACCGTCAATTCTTTGCATAATGCACCAAGCTAGAGAGTGAGAAGCCGGGTCAATCGCCAGTACGGTATTGACCTTCTCCTTCTTTAGATATTTGAGACTCACTGCTTCTGATCCTTACGAATCTTCTCTTCATCCCAACCCCACGACACTAACCGTTGAACATATCTTTCTTCTTTACAAGCCTCACATATATCTTCTTTATTATAAGAAGAAAGTATTGTTGTACAGTTTTTAGTTTTGCAGATTCTTTTTTTATGTCGATTAGCTTTCTTTGTATGATAAGATTCCAATAGTTTCTTATTGGTTATAATTTTTCTGCATTCCGGACTGCAATAAGTAGCATTATAAACTTTAGCTACGAATTGTTTTTTGCAGTCGCCGTTTGAGCAAACTCTCTTCTCTTCATTGAACATCTTTTTTTCATAGCAATACCTTAGAAAGGCTCTTCAACCTCAGTAGTTTTGCTAAATTCTCCTTCACCCCAACACATGGCAGCAAGGTCACACTGAGCGCATTTCGCTGATGACCTCTTATACGGTTGTTTGGGTAGCTCCCCCTCAAGGAAGTTAGTATAAATTTTATTATACTTAGTAAACAGTTTATCAATAAAAACATCGTCACGCTCTATAAAGATGGGTAATATCTCCTGATTATTCTTATTTTCATAAATAACATAACCACTTGGTAAGTCCAAGCATCTCATATAAATTTGTGCTTGACGAT